ATAGAGTGGTTGTCAGATCATTCAATGCCCTCTTTAGAGGGCCACCACTAGAGAACGACCCTTATAGGGTCAGAGCAAACCACCCGTTCTACGGGTGGTTATGATTTTAGTGTTCTAGGTATTCACTGTGTCGTTGAGAGAGATAGTATTTGTTTTCCTATTAACTCACACTATCATTATAAATTGTCAAGAATGACATGTCTATGACAGTTTTATGACAATTTTGTATTAAGCCCAATCACGCCCCATAGAAGTACAGATAGTTCTTCTATTCCCCTTGCAACGTATCTATGAATAGTACGCACATCGGGTTTTTCAGGGAATGATTCAGCAATTTCTTCTAATGTTTCGCCATCGATATAATAACGTCGCACACATTCACAGTATTTAAACTGGTTCTCGCTGCACTTTTCCGCATAGATGTCTAGCATGTTATTCACATGTCGCATCATCAATGCTGTTTTTTCTTTAGATTTAACAATCGCATTTACTTTCACAATGCTTTTATCGTCAAACATATCAATTAACAGTTCATTGAGCCATATATCCTCGGCTTGTGTCGAATCCGTGATAGCATTGTCTACGTATGACTGTAACTGACTATAATGCTTAAGCAGCTTGATCGTGTTGTGTCGAAGTTTACGACCTAACTGTGCATTTTCTTGCTTGGCTAATTCATAGTAGGTTTTTGTGGCCACCTCGGTGGCTAACCTAGTAATCTTTTCAATTTCGTATTCATTCAAATACATCTCCCCCTTTTACATTTGTAGTTTAGTCCGAATTGTGTTTATACCAACTTCATAAGAAGCATCTAACAATAATTAAATCATGTTCATTGCTTTCCATTCGCTTAACACAAATGTAGCAATACCATGTTTCTTGGCGTATTCATATTCGCCTTTACAACCTCGGCTAGTCTCCCAGCCATCACACAAGACCAGTACATCACAATGATTGAGTAGGCCTAAACATATCCCTAAGCCAAATTGATATTGGTCTCCGGTTAAGTACATGAACCCATAATTATGGATAGGTGATACATAGTCATGTGTAATATCAACCATCACCAGTTCTTGCATGATTTTGTCTATTTTTTCTTTATTGCTCTTCTTACCACCATATGGATGAGCCACATATACTAGCTTTTTCTTCATAATACCTCGCTTTAATTAACACTCTTTACAGGAATATACTCATACACTCCGATATGTGCAGGATTACATAATTTTCTGTATCAGTTATGATTTCATCCGCCATCGTTCCTATGAACTTTCTATTGTCATTTTCTAACACACCTGCCAATTGTAGGCCATCAAGAATAAATTTCTTAGCGAACGCTACATTGTCAGGATCATGCCTGGTTGATGAGTGCCATTCAAATAAAAGGTCTACTTTACCCTTAACCGATTCTATCTGTTGTAATAGACATTGTTCTTTGACCTGCTCGGTGCATTTCTTTTTCATAGCGGCGGCTGCTATGGTCGAACCACGTTCACAGTCAATATACTCATTTAACGTAGGGAACCTATCATGGGTTTTCTTTCTAAATCGAAACTGACAACGCAGGATAATCTTCATCGGTGTGATTCTCCAAAAAATATAGCTTCAGCATATTCTCCTCTTAAACGGTCATATATCCGTTGGCTATAATGATCTTTTGTCCAAGTTTCGCTGTAATTCGTTGTCAATACAATGGGTTTCATTCGGTTGTAGCGGTCTATGATGATACTCTCAACCTTTGCTGATACCCATTCTGACTTTGAGTACTCTGCCCCAAAATCGTCCAACAATAACAATGGGATACTACGTAATTTCTGCTCATAGTTCATAAAAGCTACATTATCACCTTTTGATAAAGAGAGCATCGTGTCTAATAAATTGGGCATCGAAATCATCATGCAGCTTTTTCCTAACGCAATAACTTCTTTTAACAAGCTAACAGCAATAGATGTTTTCCCTGTACCAGCAGGGCCCCTTAATATGAGGCCCTTACCAGTATCAAGATTTCCTTTCAAATTATTAGAATATTCTTTAACCACAGCATAAGCCTCGGCATTCTCTTTAGGAAAACTACCATGCTTGCGTAACCAGTCAAAATCCATGTCGTAATACCGTTTAGGAATTCCAACTGCAGCATAGGTAGTATTAACGTTTGTCTGAATGACTACTGGTTCATCATAGATTGGATAAAAGAACTCATTTTCTACCGTGGACTCTTTCATACTCTGCTTGCCAGTCGACTTCTTCCTTTTTTCGAGAAACGTTTCTAGCATTTCCGTTATGTTTACTTGCTCCAAAATCTTTTTGCACCTCCTTCTTTAGATTTCCTGCCGTGACAGTTTCAACATACTTGATACTATTACCGCCATTATCAGCTGTGGTATTAATAGCCACAATGACTCGTTCTTTGCCATAAGACTCAACCAGATCATCTAACCGGTCTTTAATGACAGGTGATACATCTCCGACTGCTTTCATGTACAAATCATAAATGGGTTTATTTTTTACTTCATCATCGTCAAACATAGATAGAGGATTTTCATCTTCACGCGCGCGCGTATCTCTCTCTATATTATTAATTTCCTTTTCTTTCCTTTCCTTTTGTTCGTTTTGTTCAACGACCGTTGAATCTCGTTGAACGACCGTTCGTTTTTGTTCCTTTTTTCTTCGCGCTTCGCCACTTTTAATGCCTGCTAACCTGCGCTGTTCCTGCTTTTTTTCATACTTGCTTCTGCGTTCTTCTTGCCTACGAATTAAACTTGGAGACCAAAAGTACTCGTCATCGCAATCAAGCAATTCAAAATCATGAATCAACGAATTTATGAACAAAAACGACTCGTTCGAACAAAAAAAGTTATGTTCGTTTTCGTTGAACGGTCGTTCGTTTTCGTTGAACGGTCGTTCGTTTTCGTTCAGAATTCCTAATTCTTTATCAAGAGCGATGAATGTATATTTCTTGAAAGGCAATTTATAGTCATCAGATGAAGCTAGCTTTTCAATTAATTTCCACCACCACGCATATGAAATAACTCCGAACTGCGATTCCATTGCTACTATCTTAGGATCATTACTGGCATTTACATCGTGGCTGAAGTAATATACATCCTTAGCCATCTATTACTCCTCGTCTGCAAATAAAGCCCCTTGTGCACGTTTACCAGCAATAAACCTTACACATTCATCAATTAAGTCTTGCACTGAAATAGCAAATGTACGATCTGCATACTCTACCGGCAACCAATCAGTCTTGAATTTCAGTTCATCAGTAGAGTTTGCATCTTGTATAATGCCTTCAACGCTGACTTTCTCCACCACATCCTCGATAACGCCATATTTAAACTTGAATGACCTTACGACAAACGGAATGTTAAACTCTTCCAAGAATTCAAAGTTCTTTTTCATAATAGCCTGTAGTCGGCTGAAAGCTTGCATGAGTTCAGGTCGTGGATCATCTTTAGATTTAATGGTAAAGACATCTGTCAGACCAGTAGCAGATGGTTTCTGATAGGCGATATTGATATCGTTATCTGTAATTTGAATCGATTTAACAATCATAATGGACTCCTTTCTTGTTCTACGACTACATATTTACCAGTAGCGCCTTCAACAGCTTGTTTAAACATAGCTGCATCGGAGTTTTCATCAGATAAATGAAGCAGTCGAATGTCCTGGCACTTAGTAAGGTCCATAGACTTTAGAAATTTAATAACATTCTCTAGCGAAAAATGGGATTGAATTAATCGTTCCATACGTTTCTCATGTAGGTATCCATCATCAACGCGTTGGTTTAAGATTTCATACGAATGATTACATTCAACCATAATGTGATTCACATCTTTAAACGTGTACCGACAATAATATGTATCTGTAATATATAGTAGTTTCTCCTCACCGTCAGAAATTAAGAATCCAACATTCGGAACATCATGTTCTAGTTCGAATGGCAATATAGTAAAATTACCTACCTTAAATTGAATCTTAGGCGTGATACACACCACTTTATGATGTTCAGCTACATATAGAGCATCTGCAGTATCTTTTAGCATATACACGCGATGTCCGAGTTTTAATAAATCATGTACGGCCTTGCAATGGTCTCCGTGTTGATGTGTAAGCAACGTACCACATAGGTGTACAAAATTAAATCGACAATACCGCTGTATGTCTTTAAATGCTAATCCTGCATCTAGTAATAATTCATCCCCATTAGTTGAGGTTTTGATTCGGTAGCAGTTCCCTTTTGAGCTACTACCGAATGCTTGAATACTAATCACGATTAATCACCAAACATATTGACGACTTCGCCTGTTTCAGTATTAACAAACTCACTGGCAGGACCAGGTTCTATGTCAATGGCTTCAGAATTTGCATTATTAGCGATTGTTTCTGCCACATCTGATTGAACATCGATAGTTTCACCTTCGAAATCAGGGGTGAGCTCGCCATTATTATCACGAATGACGGCGCCATCTACAGAGATTGCATTAGCCATGTTCTGCATTTCGACTGATAGAATGCCATATTTACTTAACAAACGTTTTAGTACTGTTTTGATGGCCATTGCGTCAAAGTCAGTTTTCCAAAGACCAAACCCTCTTTTGTATGTTTGGGAATACTTTATAGCGTGTGCTTCAGCATCTTCTTTAGACATATATAAATACTTTTCAAAACCATTAATGAGCTTGAAATAAGCGATGTAACCAACTACATTATCACCAGTTCGCTCGCCTAATTCGAATTCGCCTGTAAGTTTGTTATGGTGTTTGATTTCGCCTTCGTAGATTTCACTAGCATTAATGGTCTTATATTGACCTGTGCGCATAGCCAACTGGATATACCCTTTGTAACCCATTTGAAATTGAGCTTCATTAATTTTCTTTTTACTGTTGTAGAAAGGAACAATATAGGCAAACCCCAAATTTTGATTAATTGGAAGATCCAAAGTGGCTGCCATTACACCTGCAGTAATAACTGTAGTAGGGTCTGCTTTTGATAAAAGTTCATTATTATTAGATACAGAAATCAAGCTAGACACAAAGGCCGCTGATTTTTTACCCAAGATTTCATTAAAACGTTTCTTTACCGACTCACTAGACACCATAGTTTTAAGCGATGGTGTTTGAGTTTGTGTTTTTGTTACTTCACCCATTATGTACCTCCTATGCTACGTCTTCACATACAGCGTGGATGTTTAATTTAGTTAAGATACTATGAATTTCTAAGCGCCCTTTTTGCGTCCACTTAGTCGTGATTTTAGAATCTAAACGCCCATCACTTCTGCAGAATGTAAACGTTTCTGATTTGGTAAACCCTTTAGCCATATGCTGCTTGTAGAGAATCCATTGATCACCGACCTTACGTTGTAGACCAGCTTCATGCAAAATTTTATTTAACTCTTGAGCACTAAGGCCATAGTCAGCTGCAATTTGAGTAATCGCTAAGCAGGATTTACTTGATAGAATTTTATCTACGTAATCCTTAACCGGTTTAAACTCCGCAATCTGCTGTTCTTGTTGTGCTACAATTGCTTTCGTTGCATTATGTGATTCTACCTCATCAGCATACGCTCTAAGGGCTTCAGGCAATGTCTGCGGAATCACCATAGAATAAGAACCGGTTTTTCTAATAGCAGGGATTACATCATGCGTAATCCAACGTTTGAATTCTTTGGCTTCAGGTTTTCGACTTGAAAGCACCAGGCTATATAGCCCATATTCATTTACAGTCAATAAATTCTGATTGCCTCCAGGGGTAGGAATTGAATTCGTACCCTTTTCATCTTCATCTAAACGCCCTACAGCTTTAGATGTATCATTAATGCCTAAACATTCGCATACATCTTTTGCTACAAACCATACTTCATTGTCTAACTCCTGGACTCTAACTTGCCCAAAAGAAATGTTATTGAAAACTTGCAATTCGTCCATGTTTACACCTCCTTAACCACTAGTTGTGGTTCTGATTCATCAACGATAAGCTTAATAGTTTGACTATTAACGGAAATAAAGTCAGTAACAGCTTCGGCATTATCGATGAACACGGGCGCATTCACTTTGAAATAGCTAGTTAATGCGTTGATGATATCAAGGCCTATATTAATCCGTGCAGCGTTATTCATGCTGCGATACGGAACCCCTTTATAGGTGGTTTCGCAACATTCCTCAACGTTGCCGTTCAACATAACATTAAACATCTTGAATCGTGCTAGTTTGAATCTCGAGTTAATAACATCTTCCAGCATATTGACCTTGGCCTTAACGAATTCATCCATCAGATAAGAGGCTTCATCGAGCTTTGATTTTTCTGCTGCTAATTCAGCCTGTTGACTTTCTAGCTCTGCTACACGAGTATCAATCCGTTTAGCCTCTTCGTATTTATTCAATTCAGTTTCAAGGTTAAAGCGGTGTTCTTTCGTTGTAGCAATACGTTTGTCTATGTCTGCAATTTCTTCAGAATGATCTGTATTAGATTCATCGAGTTTCATCTGCAGCATAAACTCTTCTGCTTTTAAATCAGCATATATAGAATCATCATCAAGCACCGGCGCTGTTAGCGTTCCAATCTCATCAGTTATTGTTTGTTTGACGAGTTCTTTCGCCTTAATAAGGGCCTCTAATGTTTCAATAGGCTCTAAGCTGGCATCTCTCTTTTTAATATTCTCAATGTCTTGTTGCTTCAGTTCAATAGACTGATTGATTTCTTCTAATCGCTTAGATTTTCTAAGGTTAAAATTCGTTTCAGCTTTTTCACGTACAGCTTGAATTTGCTCTGCAGGAAGTTTTTGTCCGCAGGTTGGACAATTCTCATCGATATCCATTACAAATGCATCCGCATTAACCTGCTGACGTTGATGCATTAGCTCGTTAATAATGCTCTCGATATGTTGAATATCCCTATTGGATGTATCAAGACGATGCTTTGTGTTCTCAACCTTAGAAGATAGATTGTTAAGTTCAGATACAACCATATCGTATTCATTCGACTTTAATGCAGATTGTTTTTTATATTCCATCTGCAGTTCACTTTCACGAGCCATCAATCGACGTTGTACATCTCTAAGCTCCGCTCTAGTATCAACAACCGCATGTCCATTCACTAATAATGCTTTGTCTGCCTCTAGAGTTTCTAGCGTTGTAGTTGCTAAGCTAATCTCCTGAATAAGAACGTCTCGAGGAGTATCAATGGTAGGTTTCCCGCGCAAGGCCTCATCAATTCGAACTGGAATCATATCCAGCTCTTTATTGATGGCGGTTTTCTTAGCAGCTACTACCTTTCGATGATCGTCTACACTATGGCCGGATAAGATATCAGTCAATGCTTTTAGCTCACTATATTCTGCAATAACATCCTCATCTGATATATCTCCGCACATCTCAAGTAATAGCTTTCTGCGGTTCTGCCAGGAATATGTTTCGTTGAAATACAACGGATTAGTAATTAATTTGAAAATATTTTCATCAACTAATGAATTTACAATTTCCTTATATTCCTTTTCCTTTTTAGGAACCCCATCGACAAAGTAGTCTGTCGTATGACCTGTCATAGTGACTTCACCACCACGAGGGGATGAGTACTTCTCCCGGTACACCCGCTTTAATTCAACAGTGCCTCCTTCATCCAATGTAAAAGTGCCTGTGACTTCGTGATTGACTTTAGGGATAGGTTCGCCAGCTTCAATAGTTTTAATTTCAAAATCGGCTCTGTCTAAGCTATCCTTACCGAATAACAGCCAGCATACAGAGTCAAATATGGTTGTCTTGCCGGTAGCATTATCTCCGCGGATAATAACATCGCCATTAATATTTATGCCAAAGGACTTTAGCCCTTTAAAATTTAGTAATTCTAATTTTGTGAGTTTCATATCATTCTCCTATACAACGGTGTCATCCACATCAATAGTATGAGGTTCAATTTCCAGTTGATTAGCCCATTGCATGACCGTCGAATTAATCTGAGCGTTCTTTTTTAGTTTTTCATTAGCAAAGAGCTTCGCCTGGACTAAGTCGAATATTTGACGTCCTTTCTTTTTGCCTTTATTGGCCAATTCTAAGCACGCAACTGGTTTCATAGCATCGTCGGTAACTACCACTATTGCAGTAGTTCCTTTCATAACCCTATCTCGGTATGATCCAACACAGTTTTTCAACCGTTTGCCTGCAGTCATTAAATCTGCTGCAGTTTTCGGAACCATAAAATGCATGCCGTTTACATCTGCCTGAAGCTGTGGAACTTCAGGAAGCATTACGTCGCCGTACTCCTGCTTGTTGTAAACATTAACTACCACATCATGAAAGTCTTTTAACTTGCAATCAGAATCCCAAACTTGGGATAGATATTCCTTTTTTATTTGACTATACATATTAACAATATCCTTAATATCTGACGATTCAGCATTTAACAGATACCTTAATAAATTGCGTTCCCCATAGCGTTTAGAAAGTCTAATCCACATATTCTTGATTTTTGAAGATTTAACCCCCATACATTCGCCAAAATGGCTAGCGTCAAATATTTTTGCAGATTCATTATCTGGATCTTTATTCCGCTTAAGAGTTAATATTGTCCTACGGTTGTTTTCATCCTTAAAGATACCTAGCATATCGGATAGTTTAACAATCATAGGGTCTTCAACCATCATGTTGCGTAATAATTTGCTATTAGGCGATTTGTGGTAAATCCGTAACGCTTCAAGAAAACCTATTCCTTTTTTAGTCATAGTTAATATTTCATCACTAAATGGAATATCACAAGCTGTGCAGCGCCAATAAAACTCGCCCCATCTAATGTTGCTTTTAATTAACTTGGTAATAGGCGGCATATCAGGGGCAGAAATTTTTAAAGCCATATTGACTAACATAGAAAGTCCATATCCTCCATATTCATCAATAGAGTGTGGGATATAAATGCCTTTTACCTTATATCCACACTGTTCTGTTAAGCGCCTTTCAAACTCGAGACGCAATGCTTTAAATAAATGAGCCAAACGTGATTTGTTAACGTCGTGCACCGCATAAGATTTGCCGATATATTTAAGCACCATCATAATTGGTCTTTCATGATCACGGATATAATCAATTGTCAAAGGATGTTATTTTTGTATTTATCAATATAAATAGTCTGTTTATTTTTAAAGTCAAATCGCAAAATTTCTTTGTAAGAGCCGTCCTTTGATGTGCCATCCCAATATAACCGGATGCCTTTATATCGTATTCGTAAGTCAATGAAGTTCTTATAACTTAGAACGTCAATCTGCATCTCTTCAGGAACCACTTCATGTTCACTGTTGGCCAATAAAACTTTGTGCATAAATGGGTTAGAATGAATGCCACAATTTGGGCAAGTATAGTACTTAGCCGCAGTATAATATCCTCTTCCCATATTGTATTTTCTATTCCAACTACCACCGAACGTATGTCCACAATCACAGTGATGGATTGTGGTGTACGAAGCATCATAACCCTTTTCAATTATGATGCTATCGAACATTTTACGGATGTATAAACTTGACACAGTTTCCACAGAATGCCACCGCCTTAATCGTCGAACATGGCAAAGATGTTCGAATTTTCTTCTACACTAGGCTCAACCGTTGGTTGCGTTTCATCTGCAGCTGGTTTGCTATCTGGTGCAGATTCTTTAGCGGTTTTAGTCTTACGTGTACGCTTTGGCTTTTCTTCCTTTGCCGCATCTTCCGTTTTTCCTTTAGGCGTAGCTGCCTTAGGGGGCTCTACCACATCAAAGGCTTTTACAATCGCATTGGATGCTTTCATAACTCCTTCTGTGTAAGCAATACCAGCTTGGTATTCTTCAGCGTTACCAGGGTCCATTTCAATCGCTTTATGTAATATATCTAACGACTTCTTACATATATCTGCTTGGCTTTTAAATTGTTGTTTAGACATATTTAAGCCTCCTCTGTCATGATGGATTTTAAATCGGTGATAAGATCATCTGTTAAAGAGTCGCTGGACGGACGAGTAACACCATGCTTGCCAAAAATCGCAATCGCTTTCTTAGCTTTTACCCCATCTTCGCCCATCCATTCACGGAATTCCTTATAAAAGGCTTTTTTATCTACAGGCTCAGCAGCAACATCTAGTTCTGTATCTTGTTTAGGTGTTTCTATTGGAGTCTGTTCTTCGACCTTTGTTGTTTCAGCAGGTTTAGGGGTTGCAGCAGGTTTAACTTTTTCTTCTTTATTAAGTTTCGTCGGATTACCTTCGAAGTCTGTTACAGGAACATCATCTGCAGGCGTTGACACTTCATTTTCTAAAATTTTTACCTTACAACCTTCAGCTTCAAGTTGATTTATACCTTCTGCAATCTTTTCAGTACTCTTTTCAATTGCTTTCTTGAATGTATCCTCAAGTTTATTTTCTGCTAGTTCAAGACTGGGGCCTGACATTACTTTAACAATTGGCTTTTCCGACATATATTGGCCTTGGCATTGATGATTTAATCGCTCATTCCAATCTGCTACTTGCACTGCTAGATCGTCCAATGTATTGAATTTAATAGTTAAGATATTTTGATTTTCCATGATAGTTTCTCCTTAAAATTTAAACAATAATTCGCCATCGACTAATCGACCTTCTACAATCTTAGGAATACCCAATTTTTTTAGTTGCTTAATTACACTACTGCTTTTGGTTATATAGATTGTATTACGTTCAATTTGTTTGGCAGTTGGTTTAAATGTATAAGCCTCTGTTGCTAATGCAGGCGCTACACAAATTACTTTGTTATTAACATCAATACCAACCTTTAAACACTCAGGCCCTCTTAATCTTCTATAGGCAGGGAGTGAAAGCTTGACATAGCTATTAGTTACAACAATTGCTACTGTATCTGCTGCATGATGCTTTCCTTTATTATCAGCAAAAAAACTGAAGTCAAATGTATTTACAGATGGCAATGATTTTTTAGATTTTATTTCAGGCATGTTATCTCCTTATCTGGTATAATTTACATAGGATATTTTTATCTTTGCCCTTTACGCATTGCCGTGCGTGAGGGCATTTTTACTTTTACGGCGAACATGTTCATCGTGGCAATGCTTACATACTCTAATTGCCTTACGATTTATCTCGTCATAAACGTAACTGTAAGTATATGGAATTAATCTAACTCCACATTTAGTACATGTTCGAACCGGACGTCTCATCGCATTAATACCCAAACCAGACCGCCGTAAAACATAATGCAAGCGGCCATCACAAAGAGAATAAATAACACACAAATCACATCAATATAATTCATATTCCCCCTCCTATTTGTAATATGGATTCTGGCAGTATTCGCCGTATTTTCTTATTTTAGGAATATCATTGACTTCACGTTCCTCGGCTTCTACTTCTGCCATATCCTTTTTATAACCATATATTGATAACGCTAAACCTATGATCGATTGAATAAGGAATTGCATATATCCAATTTGGTCAACTTCTAAGGCTCCCATAGAACCTGCGACCCAAAACGTGCCAATTAACATATAACCCATTATTCATCGTCCTCCTCAATCCATTCAGCCGTAATGCCGTCTGTAGTCACGATAATACGGATTTCCGATTCGTCGTAATCACACATAAAATTTTGCAACACATACGCAGCATCCATAATATCGCTATCGATATTATTTAGAATGCGATCGGATTCGATTGCTTTTAAATGTGCAACCATTGCTGTTTCGTTTACCGGAATAGCTTTCATAATTATGGTTCTCCTATAACATCATCTGCATTCCTACATCAATCCATGTCATAATTTACATCTCCTTTAAACCTTTAAAATAACCAGGATCGTGCCTAAATCCAGAATGATATAGCGTCGATACCTGACATTTTGATATGTCGGCACTTTTAACATACTTGATAGCCTTCCGGATGGCGTTGTCAATTAATCGCGTTTTTAAGTTAGAAAATCCCCAATTCGAGATACCCAACTCTTCAAGCTCCATCAGCGCCCATCGTTTTGTATTACATTTTCTGTCGAGGCTATATTGAAATCCACCTACGATTCCTTTAATTACGGATATTGTGTAATGATAGGATGTGTTACTCCAGTTCATGATTTATCCTCCTATTGAATACGTGCAGCTTTAAATTCTGCATCAACTACTTTCACATCCCAGCCTAAAGAATGGATAAGGAATGTCCTAAACCCCTCTTTATCGATGACAAAGCTTCGGGATCTCTTACCAGGCGACTGCCAGGAATATGCGAACGGGAATCGGTCTCTTGCGATGCCCTCTCGAGTTGCCGTTAGGCTAACACCAAGTACAGCCGACATTTGGGCGACCGAAATCACTTTTTTAATCATTAATCTGCCTCCGTAACGGTTAAACCGTAATACACTATAAAAAAATAATGTCGTCATACGCCACGTTGAACACTTCTTGTATCTTTTTGATGTGTAACACGTCGGGGAAAGAACGTTTTCTTTCCCAATTTCCCCACGTATCAACAGATACGCCAATCTGCTCTGCAGCTGTTACTTGCGACCAGTTTTTGGACGCTCGTAACATCTTCAATGTGTATTTCATAGGCAACCTCCTTTCTTTTTCAAATCCTGTTTACAGTTATCATCTTACTACGGGCAAACCGTAATGTCCATAAATTAAACATAAATTATCGTAAAATTTCCGTAAAATGTTGATTTTTTACGGAAACAACGTAATATATAGTTATAAAAATGCTGGTTTACATAGAAAGGTTTAGAAGATGAGCGATTTAGGTAACAAAGCTATTATGGCTGAGAACATCCAACGTTTAATGGACAGTCGAGGAATAGACCGAAATAAAATTTGTTCAGATTTAGGTTTTAAATACACAACTTTTACAGATTGGGTAAAAGGTAATACTTACCCTAGAATTGATAAAATAGAGATGATGGCAAATTATTTTGGGGTACCTAAATCTGAATTAGTAGAAAAACATGTTGAAGGAGGATACTATTCTGACGCGGAAGCAGCCGAATTCGCCGAGTACCTACGCACACGACCAGGGGCCCGTATGTTATTTTCTGCAGCAAAAGATATATCCAAGGAGCAAATGGAAGAAACAGTCAGATATATTGAATTTTTAAAATCCAAGCATAAGTAATATCTACAAGGGAGAGTGATATTATTGATTATTAATTTAATTTATTGTGACTTACCGAATGCTAAAGCGGTTTCTGAAGAATCAGAGGATGTAGATACTCATAATATCTACATAAATAAAAACCTCCCTCATGATCGTATGAGGGAGGAAATAAAACATGAGCTAAGTCATATTATTCGTGATGACTTTTATGTTGATCATCATGTTAATTTAGTCGAGCGTATGGTTAGACTGTCTCAACTTGAAGATGGCGACCTTAACGGAATCGACTTTTATCATCATATTATTTAACACAGGGAGATATAAAAATGAAATTGCGTAAATTATTGCCTTTAATGGTTATGTTCAGCCTATCTGTAAGTACTTCTTTTGCCGCACAGTTTATCGATATAACTTCGGATACATATAATCAAATATGGAGTGCTGGCCAATCATACAAGACGGACCGCAAATTAGAAAATCCTGTCAATTACGGTGTTGAACTTCGGAGTGGCGCAGGCGGTGCGGCCGTATTAGTTACACCTGGCACAATCGCAAAGTACATTGCTTACTCTAAAGACGAGCGCCTAATATTTCCTGGAGAAGCATTTAAGAGCGCAGTAGTAAATAGCAATGACTATGTATATATTGCCACTTATGCAATGCATCTTAAGAACCCATTAGCCGGTACTGTAGCTCAACAAGTGCCATCACAGCGATTACTTATTGAAAAAGACGGTAAGTATATTATGCCTGAACAGATGAACTCAGTTATATATGACGCAATGCCACATAGCTATGCGGTTGTGTATTACGCTTTCCCTAAAAATGTAGTACTTAACGCACCATATACAATTAAGTTCATCAACGGCAATGGTGATAAAATAGAAATTCCTATTACTGCAGAAAAAATAGCAGATATCATCGATAAAGAAAATAACTTAGTATATAAGACTAATTAATTAAAAAATAAGCCCTCACCGCAGTGAGAGCCTTTAAAAATATCATACTTTAGAGGTACTCTATTTTTACTCCACAATTATTATAGCATACCTCTAAGGCTAATCACTATACCAAGGAGGATATCTATGGCGATGAAACGAGCCAATGGTACTGGAACCGTATATAAGATGAAACACAAGGCTTTGCGTAAGCCATATCGAGCCGTGGTGACCCTTGGGTATAACTCTGAGGGTAAACCCTTGCGTAAATCTATAGGCACCTTTGCGACGCAAAAAGAAGCGTATAATGCATTATCTGCATACGATGCAAACGCCCAACAATACGAAGTAAATGATACTACCTTTGGCCAATGTTGGGAATGGATGATCGAAGATAAGATGCGCAAAGGGGTACAACTAGACAAAGGCGGTTACCCTCACAATAAAAAGAAAATGCTGCATCTTATGAATATCCCCATTAAAAATATTAGATTAGCCCATCTACAAGCAATTATTGATGATCATAGCCACATGAGCGGGCCTGCGTTAGCACAGATTAAAACAGCCATGAACGGATGTTTTCTGGCAGCCATACGAAATGACATTGTTGACAAAAACTACGCTAGCCTAGTCACGTTGCCCGCAAAAGAAAAGTCAACTTTACATAAGCCATTTTTACCGGCAGAGATTTATGATTTATGGCAATTATCGAATACAGATGAATATGCAAGAATCATGTTATGCTTAATATACACAGGCATGCGACCTGGCGAAATTAAGTCAATAAAATTTGCTGATGTGCATATAAAGGAACGCTATATGATTGGCGGTATTAAAACGGATGCGAGTAAAAACCGCATCATACCGATAGCCAATTGTATTATGCCATTTATAAGAAAATGGTACAGCGCGAGTCGATTCGAGCACGGAGAGTATATGCTTCCCACATCCACGCCTAAAAACATACAAATGGCGCTCAGCCGGTATTTAAAAATGAAAGTACCAGGGCATTTGCCCCATGACGGGAGACATACATTCGCCACTCTTCTTACACAGATAGGCACGTCCGATGCTATGACAAAAACGCTAATGGGGCATTCGCATAAAGATGTTACAAATCAAGTGTATATTCATAGAGACGTCGATGAATTGATATCCGTTGTTAACCAAATACCGCATGGCGAGGCGATATTATCTGTGAAGGATGTTATCAAAAGGCATGAAGGTTGAGCAACGGTTGAGCAACCGATTAAATTTCAAAGAATTTTAGTCGTTTTATAAAACGAAGAACCCAGTAAACATCGATGTCTACTGGGTTCTTTAAATGAAATTCTATATATCCCTTACATATGAATCATATTATAAAAGCATTGATAATTAAACAACTATTTGCGTTTTAGTGCGACAAAAGTTGAGCAACAGTTGAGCAACCGTTACAAATTTTACAGAGATTTAGAGGTCTAATGATCGTCTGACACGCTTTTTATTACACTACTTAAAGCGGATTCTTTTCCGTATAACCTTTCCATACCTTGCCGTGTAACTAGCCACATTTTCCCAGACTTCTTAAACTCGCCCTCTTTAAATCCATTCTTTACACGACCTCTACAATTCTGTTTCAATGAATCAGCAGTAACATTCCAACGCTCTGCAGCCTCTTGCGTTGTCATAATATCATCTAGTTCAAATTTCAATTTCATCACCTTCTAACTAAACGTTTAATTACTAATATCAAAACAATCAGAGTTGTTATATTAATCATCCATTCTAAATATTGCATAATTCACCTCGTTGGTTTACAATGATGTTGGAAGGTGGCGGGGCTTTCACCCGCCTGCTTTTTACTCTTTGCTAACAAGTTTTAAAATGATGATTGCTAGTGTCAGTAGCGTTAACTCATTTACTAAGCTTGTTAGCTCTTTTATTATGTCCATATTTATCACCTCCTTACAATATTATTATACCCTATATCGAGTATAAAATCAAGCATTTTCTTTTACTTTTAATAATAAAAAACAGCCTACTAACTTAGATATTATCTAGGTTAGTAGGCTGTTTTGTGTTTTATCAAACCTATACTACCAGGAGTCCACCTGCTCCTGCTCAGGAGATATATGGATCACCTCTCTATCGATGAATTACCACTCCGATTATTGCCCCCGCTCCCACTACCTGGGATAGGTTGCGTTGCATTCGTAGCCGCTTGATTGTTCTCTTGTCGTTGTCTATTTGCCCTTTCAATTCGGTCAAAGAGTTCTGCATTTCTGACAAGGTAACTTCTTGCTTCATGGATAGCGTTTTGGCTTTCATCAATTCGGTTTCCAATGTCGATATTGTATTGTGCGCTTCGTTCAATTCTTTCTTTTGCTTCATGACTAAGCTTTGAGCTTCGGTCAATGGAATACTGGATGTCTCGATTAAGCTTAACGCTTTCGCGTTGTTGGCTTTCAATTCGTTCCACTGTGTTAAGGGAATCGTTATTGTGCCCTCCGCTTGGTTGGTAGAGGATATATCCTGCGCAAACACAGAGGAACACGATAAGAGCGCCGATAATATAATAGTGGCGAGGATACTTGGCCACCATAGTTTTAACTTTTTCATACATTATTGTCCTCCTGCATAATCAGTAATGCCTCGTGCAATCGCACGGACAATAGTATCTAAATCATTAGTCAGCATAGCATGGTCTTCTTCGTTATCAATGAATGCCATTTCTACTAATACCGCGGTTGCATCTGTACCATTTAGCACCCAAAGGTCATCACGTTTCTTAACACCACGATCAACTGTATTAATGCTTCGGATAATTTGACTTTGAATGTCATTCGCTAGTCGTTGCCCATTAAAAGACTTGTACAAAGTTTCTGTACCTCGAGCTTGCGTGTTAAAAGCATTGCAATGAAGAGACACAAAGATATCGGCTTCCCAAGAATCAGATTCAGAACATACTAGCCCTAAATCATCATCTTGAAGAGTACGAACTTCACAACCTGCTGTTTCAAGATAGCGTGCTAACATCTTGCCCGCATCACGAGCGACGTCGCATTCACGAGTACCATATACTGGATTGACTGCGCCACTATCTAAATTAATATCATGTCCTGGATTAATGAATACTTTCATTCTCGATTCCCCCCTCTTTCATTTGTAAATATTTGTTGTCTAGGCTGTTCTTCTAATTTATCTGGTATACCGTTTCCATCCTTATCAATCCATAACGCAAAGAACCCTACAAGGGCCGTCAACACGCTAGGAATAAATATATGGTCAATAATATTGATGCCGACATTAATCAGCTTGTTTGCATCGTCTGATACATGCCCGCTAATAAACGACATAATATATTGTGCTATCACCAATAAAATAGGCACTAGCATAACGAGGACTAGCGCCCTCGTTGCTAATACACCTGTTGGCCGTATGCCAGCTATTCGGATAGACTGATAGGACCTCTTGATGCGGTTAATAATAGCTAGCTTATCCATTACCCCTCCACGCTCTGATAATCTCGAGTACGCCATGGAACACCTTTCCAAGGTCGATTAGATCATCTTCAACCATTTCTCGTAAATTTTCGATGATAGACCAACATTCTGCGAAGAATGGTATCAACATAAATACATAGGAGAAAAGATGGTCTAAAAATAAAGCTGTATTTGGAATTGGGATATCTGGTAACGAAATAAATACGATGGATAATATCATCCATGCAGGATATTGAACGCATAGTTTCTTTAACAAATCACTTCTAAGACGTTCACTCATTAAATATCTACGCCGTTCACCAGTTGTTTCATCAATATATTTACCTTTTCCCCAGCCGTACCAGGTCAACGTTGTTAGTAGCGTAATAGGATTATTAGGTCTGTGATTATCCTTGTTATACCGCAACACTTCTGAAGCAATTCGTTGAATTGTGTCCACAAATAATAATGTAGTGGTTAAAATAATCACTACCCCCATACTGACGATATGCGCATGTGATACACCGCTAATCAGCATTACTAAAATGTCATTTAGAATAGTCATTCACTCCCCCTAATGTGATAGTTAAGAAGGGAGAACACATACACGGCTTTCACCGCGAACGAATCCGTCAATGTCCGCCAAGCCTCGCCCATGAAATCAGTTAATTCTTGCATGTGTTCTCCCTGTGGTTTGGTTAATTATAAATGGTCAGTGTTGTAGTTGCCTGTGTTGCTGTAGCTATGGTTAGCCGCATCCCATTCAATGGTATTCTGATTAAAGGCCATCGTTGTAGCCCCCTGTGTTGCTGTAGCTATGGTTAGCCGCATATTGTTATTAAATCCTTTAAACGTTATGTTTTCAGGTGTTTCAATATAATAAGGGCCGTATGCATTATAATTATCTCCTAAATGAAGCGTTGACGGTCTATTTGCATAAATTACCTTTTGCGTAACTTTCCAATTCTTAGGGTTATCCTTGAAATTACCGCTAACTGTATTATTTGTAATGTTCATTTTCAAAGTTGTGCCAAATAGTTTATATACAATGCCATTTTCAGTATATTCTGCATCAGCATCTGCACCAGTTTTAACGCCAGAAACTTTGTATTCTGCAACTTTTGCACCTGTGAAATTGTGATAGGTGAGTTTGATATCATCTTCACCTAATGGCGGAATCATTACAGTACAACCCCCAGTACTGTCTAGCGTGAAAGGTGTATCGTTGCCAACTACCTTAACGCTGTAATGTGGCTCGCCTGTTACTGCTACAGCCTGTTGCCCTTGGATTACGCTTGAAATAGTCAACGGCTTAAATTCGGTACGTGGGAACGGCTTCCCCATATTGCCGATTAAGGCGGTGAGCACATCGTCAACATTGGCACTTTCACACCATACGTTACCTTGCAATAATAACTGATGAGCATTATCGGCCGTGGCACTTGTGCCGTCTCGTCCGTCCTCACCTTTATCACCTTTAGGACCTTTCAAAGCCTCTAATTGTTCGGCGGTGAAATCCTCATAGCGGAATGGTTCGCCTTTTGGACCAGGTTCACCTTGCGGACCTTGTAACCCTTTTAAACTATCAAGCCATTCCTGTTCAGTACCTCTAAACCCATGAGCCACTGCAATAGCGTAGGCGCTTTTACCTAGACCCTCGATAAGTGGAATTGTGGTTGCCTTATCAAGTTTTAAAATTAATTCGTTTTCCATACCAAGTACCTCCTTACTTGTGCATTGAAATATCTGGAACGATGGTGACTGTACCCTGTCCAAGTTTTATCCATTTCTGATCATTGTAGATGAAAGCATCGTACAGATAATCGCCACCCTTTAAATGGGCCTCAGCGGAGTCCTTTCCGCTGATGAAGAACCCTACCTGTTTAGACTGTACCACAGGGGTTAACTCTAATTTCATATCATCATAGGGCCGTTTACGAATTTTGCAGACGGCCTGGTATTGACTTAGGTCCATATCGGAGCCAGGCGGTACGACGTACGTCATGCCAAAGTCCTGCCCCGCGTATATTGTGATGTCTTCTTCAATCATATAGGCCTCCTTAGATTTCAGCTAGGTCAACGGATTCAGGGAAGTGCTTATGTTGGTCTAATTCGGAAACGATATATTGGAGTGTTCCTGAAAACTTTGTTGGTTTAAAAAAGTTGGGTGGCAAACTTGCAGACGGATAGGCATACACTACATTTCCGTCAAATCCTATATACTGCCCCGGTACAGAGTTAACTACTGTTAGCCCTAATTTAGTAACCTCATACGTGTGAGATTCTTTGAACTTATCCGATGTAGTATCCGCCTCTCTGTATTGTTTAAACAATGTATCCTTGGCACGGATATAATAATCCGCGCTGTTAAAAACGGGTTTGCCCTTTTCATCAAATACTTCCATGCCGTACGTTTCGGATTTTGAAATCTTATTTGAATACACATAGATTTCAAGGCCTCGTAGGATACTCCCTATGTCAGTTGTATATGGCGCATAAATCCGGCATACGAATAAGGGTTTCTTTAGACCAGTAGCCGTATCAAATGCCATGCGTTCGCCGGTTGATACCATTTCTATCGGCGAAGCAGAAGCCACAGAGTAAATATAATACTCATCAGGGTCCCTATGTATGATTGGAATTGTAATGAGGGCCGTTGAGGACTTTGTCCCCTTTGCTCTAACGTTATAAGATTGAGACTGCGAAATTAGGTATTTCCAAGTAGGATTAGCATAACTGCCAATATATGGGATTTCCCCGGTACCACTAAACGTTATCCTGTGTTTAAGAAATGCACATGTTTGACTATCGTTGAGTAAAACGTTTTTCTTATTATTGATTACTTTTAAAATGTTCATTCGCACACTCCTATCATTAGCTTCACTTGACAAGGTCTACCGATATAGGCCTTATTGCCTGGCGCAAAAGTAACTGTATCGCCGTCAATATAGCTTACGTAGTCACCTTCATAGTCATTCGAGCCACAGGTACCATAATATTCGCGAAGTGCGAATAGCTTTTGGCCTTCAAATATGTCGGCTTTGACTGAGAACTCAGGTTCAATAGTTGTCAATTCCTTAGTCCATATAATCTTGGTAAGTCCTGTAGATAGGTCTGCTACCGTTTCACCGTGTTCATCAAATACTTGTATTCCAGCTGGCACAGTATCACCTTTCTTTCTAAACAACGAAGTCAGCTTTTCTTTTAACCATTTAATTAATCGTCCCATAGGCCTAACCTCACTCTCAGTACATTGTTATCATCGAATACTTGAATTAGATTATCGCTAATTTCAACCCTTGCTCCACTGGTTTTAGTCCGAAGAGTGCCAATTGTAGCCGTGATAGTGTCAAGGCTATTGACCTTTAACTTATCGGCGGTAACGCTATCCGCTTGGAGCTTATCGCTACTAATGGATAAAGCTTGTATCTTATCAGCGCTTACCGAGTTAGCCTGGAGCATACCCTCGGTAATGATGTTATTATCGAACAGTGCTTGGCCAGTTACATGTAATATCTTGCCGTCAATTCGGGTACCTTCCGGGGATAAGTTAATCCGGCTTACAATCTGAGCGCCGTCAAGACTATTCATAGCCTCGGTCACTCTAAGGTCAATACCATTGGATAGCGTAGTAATTTGCCCAGATAGGTTCCGATTAAGGTCAGTTACCTTTTGGGTAAATCCATTACTAAGTTGGACTAATTTAGATTCGAACCCATTAACGGAGGTTTTTATCGTTCCGACTTCAGTGCTCATAGCTTGGATGGTATCATCCATAGCTTTTAGCCCTAATGCTTCCGCATCAAGAAGGCTCTTATCAACTCTATCCTTAATCGTGACCGACTTCTCAGCGACTAAGCTACTACCGAACACATCGACATATTCGCACCGCACACGATATACACCAGCCTTGTTAGAGTACGTGAGCATACTCGACGTAGTCTCTAAATCGTCTGTACGCCCGTCACCGATAACGTGGCAACGGATAACGTAGGCCTGTGGTGGCTTTGCGCCAAAGTAAAGACTAAACCCTCCGAGTTGGTCCTTAACCTCAAACGTAGGCGCCTCTAACTGTGGCAATTTATACGAATACGTTGCAGGCGTTGAGTATTTGCCTAGCGTACTTCGTGCGTACAAGTACACCGTGCCACTTCGTTTAGTAAGAGGTAAGTTAGCGGATGTACCTTTTACCTTTGCAAGGAGAGCGTTGGTATCCTTGCCAGGGTCATTATCTGTGCGGAGTTCGTAATAGTCCACGTCAGCGTTTAGAACATCGCTCCATGATGCGGTAGCGTGGTCCTTAAAGGCTACCGTGAAGTTCTTAGGCATATCCGGAACCTCATCCATCGCCTTGACTACGACATCCACAACTTGAGCCGTATCGGATCTATTACCGAACCTATCCACGGCTACAGCCTTAACCTCGTACTCTTCGCCAGGGCCTAACGCCTTGATGATGATCTGGCTGTTGCTACTGCCGGCGTACTGCCAATCTTGACCGGTTACGGCTTTTCCATTCTTAGATTTAAGCTTGTACCACACCTCAGCACTGTCAAAGTTACCAGAATTAACCGGTGGCTCGAACATCACTTGAAGATCATAGTACACGCTCTTATCAGCGGTTAGATTGTATCGACTAATGACGTGTAGGTTCTGTACATCGCCAGGTGCTTGCATTCGCGGAATGACGATTTCCTTAGTAACCCCTGTAGTGAGTTGCCCTAAATCGTTAATCGCTTGCACCTTAACCTCGTAAGTAGCGCCTAATAGTACATCGGATATCTCTGTGCTATTAGGTGATGCGGGAAAGTTCCCTACATATTTCCATATATCGCTTTTAGCGTTCCGATAGTTAACTATTACGTTGGTTATCTTGCCATCACGAGGCAGTTGCCAACGGACGGCAATTCGTGAATACATAATGCCATTAGCGCCGTATACATCACTTACGAGGCCAATATCCTCGATATCGCTCCCAACTTCCGACGTATAGTCGATAGTTGGAACAGTACCATCATCACTCGTATATACTTCCGGATAGTATTCCATGCACTGAATCTTACGGGTAAGGTCTGTACCTCCCTCTGTGATAGCTAACACCCTAAATGGTTTAGCTGCTTTGGTTAACTCACCAAAGGCATACACACTACCATGTTCGACTGCAATCGTTTCCTTAACAGTGACGTTCCGCTCGATGACACTTAATACGGTAAGCGTAGTCACCGCATCAGTGGCATTGTTACGAATAAGTAGTTGGTACTGCTTACCAGGTAATGTCGATACTTCCTTATCAAGGGTAATAGTGCTACCGTTAGCCGATATCACTCGACCGCCTTCGCCCCATTCAGGTACGTCATGTTGGATAAGAATAATATCCCCTATCGTACACGCTATGGCGTCGGTGAAAGCTTCAATAGTAACGGTGCGCACCTCGTACTTGTTACATCGTAGGTAGTGCTTACCATGTTTGAACGCCTGGTCTAGGCTAGTACATCCCATGAGCTCAATTTGTGCAGGGTTTGTAAGTGTATCCGATTCATCGTAGGTATCGCCATACACGGGGATAACATCACGTTCGTAGTCCTTATCCTTATTAAGGAAAGAGATTTCCACGGAGTTAGCACGGCTTTGAATACCTTGGAACTCCTCGGAGAAACTACCTTGTTTTATGTTGGCCACCGTGAATAACTGTACTGGTGTTGACTTATAATCACTAACACATGTGAACCTAGTCCCCTGTGGAATGACTTTACCACGCCCTACATTTTCCGGATATTTAAGCGCATCCCATAACCGACTAGCGCTATCGTAGATATAGTTAAAGGTGAATCCGTTCTTATCGCAGTTATTGGCCCAGGCTTTAAATGCATCGTAGTCCATACGTCCATGAGGTTGGCCAAACACTACATACTCATCGCCAAACTTACGAGCCATATGAAGTAGATCATACGCCGCCCATGCCGGGTTATCCGCGCGTTGGACTTCGTACTTTTGTTGGTAAGGGTTGAATACGTACACGGCGGAGCGTTCTTGTATCCAAGATACTTCAGGGTCAGAGCCGTTAAGCTGAGATGTGGCCAAAGCTTTAATACCAATAAGTGCTTTACCTGGATGCACGAAATCATCGTATATAATCTGCGTTAACTGGTTCCAGTACACCTTATTACTGTATCGGATTGAGTTGCCATCCTTACTGGAACAGCGAACACGGACTTCATACTGTGCCTTATCGAGGTTATCAAATCGGTATACGCGATAAAATGCGGTATTCGTTGCTTCCTTAACGATACCCTTATAATCTGCCTCTGCGATTTCTGTGTCTGACTTTTGACGGGTAAAGGTCCATCCGTCTCCGGATTTCTTGACAAAGGCTTGCATGCCTTTTTGATTGGAGAGCGGTAACTTATGCCACTCTTCATCCTCACCGACTTTCCGAATTTCCGCATCAAGAGTAACTGATGTGGCATCCATTCCGCCTGTATCATTGGAGTAGTATAAGCCATTAGGAAAGCTAATAGTTAACTCGATAGCGTTGCAAGCGTCCCCTTGTACACGTTGCGTACTCCACCCAGTTTTAAGTTCATAGTTGAGTACTTGATCCGCGTAATTATCGTTGAAGTTAGGGATAACAGTTTGGTCATTAGTACCTAATCTGATATCTACTTGTACATCCTGGTAGTTACTAATAGGGTTAGCATTGATACGGATATCCTCGATTTTGGATAACTCGCCTTCACCGGCGCAATATAAGAGGTTGAGGTACTGCTTTTCACCATCGCTGATAATGTGACGCGATAAGAGGAGCCCTGCACTCTTCATACGGCCGTACGTAACGGCTAGAGGGTACCCTTGCCCGGTTACAGTTTTAGCCCCTCCCCATCCATAGGTATTAGCTTGAGATGAGTCCGTGTGAGACCGGTCAGCCTTTGGCTGAGTTAACTTATTTACGAGCATATTGCCAATCATACCAATGGCCATGGAGAGTACGGTGCGCCATATTAGGCTTTGGATACCAAATATCGCACCACTAGCGATACCGCCTGTGGCGATACTAAGGCCTATGGCTAAGATGATTCCAAAGAACTTACCATCAATCTGTGGCATGGCTACGATATAATCGCCATCGTTCACGATAGTATCAAGCGTAGCCTCTTGGCCATTAATGGAGTATACCCAGTCGCCGTCTTGTTTAGCATAAAAGCTTAATGGCATATTCGCCTTATAGGGGCGGTATTGTGTTTCATGCTGATCCGGTTTAAACGGATTCCTTACTAGCACTACATTAATCATCGGCTACTCCTTTCTATCATAAATGTGTTTAAGCCTAGGAACGTATTTAGAAATATGCTCGATACATACGCCGCTTGGCTTAGTGGCATGAATGAATCGGCCATCGCCTAAATACACGCCAACGTGGTCGAGTTCTTTACCTTTTAGCGAAAAGACCAGGACACTGCCCTCGGTAGGTTCCTTGACCTCTTGCCACTCGTCCATAGGAATATCTGTGTAGTTTGGAAGCATAACACCATTACGGCGATACACTTCCGCCACTACATCCCAACATTTCAGCTCATCAAATGGAGTGCCGAGTAAATCAGTCATATCACTTGTTAGATGCATACAGACCTCCCTGTGGAATCGTTGGCTCACCGCCGAATCGAACGCTATTCCCTAATGCTCGACATCGTGACAAAGTCTTATTACACTCGGTCTCAGTACCTTTATATCCGCACTGAACCCCTTTGAACTTAAACGGGCAAAAGTCCTTCATAATACGAACCAAAGGAAACCTACGCGTGAAACTAAAATCCGTACCAAGCGTGAACTCCATCCATTCAGCATTAGCAACGGAGCCCGTAATAACGAAGTGTTCTTCTACTTCGCATACATTCGGTACATTTGTATTTATTACACGGACAATGACATTCGCACCCGTGAACCCTTGATTATCCTCCGCCAGGCGTTGGATAGTCCGTGTCACATTAGACACGGACAATTTAACGTTTGGTAGGTCAGTCGAGTTATGGTTGACGTCCGCTAATTTGAACGGAAACGCTATATATTTATTCCCTTGAAAGGTAATATCCTCTGTGTTATATACTAGCCGAACAATATCGCCTTTATATTCAATGTCAAGGAGCATGAGCCATACACCTGTGGCGTCTATTTTGTTTTTCTCAACAATAGATGCAGTTGAAAGTGTTAACATGTTATGCCTCCTGTAATTTAACGGTACCAACCCATGTGCCGTAGTCGTTCGCAGCAAAATCTAATTGATCACTGAAACGTACCTTGAGGGTTTCATTCGTTTCAGGATTCGTCCAATCGAATACCGTCGAACAGTTAACCTCATCGAAAAACGCTCTTAGCCGTAAGTACTCAGAGGTAGGCACCTTATAGTTCACGTTGTATGACCGTAGGGCCTTAGTAGTCTTACGGCGACTAATTATCGTCATGTTTTCTACTTGGCCTTTATATGTCATATCTGGTGTAGTTTCTTGGATTGGATATATTGGATATCTAATGTTTGGAAATGTTGCCATGATTAACCTGCGGCTGCTTTAATGGCATCCCGCGCACCTCCTTTATTATTTGTTACGGCTTTAACCATTACATCGATGATGTAGTTTTCTCCGTCAAATCGCGAGCTTTGTTGTTCAGACTCAAGAGCTTGGCCAGACTGATTAATGATATTAACAACTACGTTGTTACTTGTAGTGCCGCCCATCAATCTGCGAGTTTCACTTGCCGTATAAATGCGATGCGATCCGGAGGATTGTAATAATTCCGGTCCGTTTTCACCGACCAGCATAAGTCCCGGGTTTGTTTTCCCCCCGGCAGCAAAACGATTGCCCGTAAATGCAGAACTAAATGAACTGCCGCCAGCAAATGATGATGTCCCTTTTGCAGCACCTAGAGAACCGATTCCGTTAACTACTCCGCCGAATAGGCTTTGTAACTTAGGCATTACATATTGTTGGAATGTTAGTTGAATCATCATCTTAATAATGGCATTTGTCATATCCCTGAATATGTCCTTAATGCCTTTACTAAACGACTTCGTTCCTGTTGCCATAGCCTCGAGATTATTTGTCCATGCTGAGTTGATAGAGTTCATTGTGCTATCGAATGTAGACTTCGCTAAGTCAGCATAGTTAGTAGTCTCTTGCTTATACTGCCGAGCGGCTTCTTGCAAGCTTGTTTTAAGACTACGACCTGCCAACTCCCATAGCTTTTGCTGGGACTCTAACAGATTCTTTTCAATTTGCAGTCTTTGTGTCGAACTTAATTGAGCCTCTTTGACTTCGCTTCGTGCGTAATCAATGTATGATTTTAACTCTTCAGCAAGTAACGCATCCGCATCACTGCGAGATAACCGACCAAGCGTAACCATATTAGTTAAGTGGTCAACGGTTTCACTCGTTTGAGTGTATGCTAGCTCTCTGATTTTCTGCTCAGTATCAGAAGCCAATTTTAGGCGCTCTGCTTGAGCTTTCTTTTCAGCGAGTTCCTTATCGCCTACGGATTTAGTGTACTCACGGACATTATCATCAATTTGGGCCTTTTGTGCTTCAGCTTCAGCTTTGAGTAGTTGCAAGCGGTCGCCTGTACGTTCAAGATCGAGTTTCTTGATATCCTCGTTCATCTTACGAACACGGATAGTCTGATTTCGTTCAGCTTCAGCTAATCGCTTTTGATACAGCTCTTCGTTCTTAGCTCTAACTTGGGCAGTTAGATTTAACTCAGCAAGCTTCTTGGCATTTGCTGCACTACCTGCTAAGTCAGCAGAGCCATTCGATGTAGCACCTGCTAATAAGCTAGTATCTATATAACCAGTAACAGCCCCAAAATCACCTTCAACAGACGGCTTAGCAACTACTCCAGTACTAGAGTTAGCCCCAGTATAACCACCTGCACCATCACTAATGACAATATGATTATCGCCAAGTACAACCACACCATCTCCGGCTTTAGGTGTATACCCATCGCCTGCGTCATGCCATGCGCCAGCAGCTCTTGCTGCATCCATGATAGATGGAACATATCGAGGTACGTCCTTACCAAATGCCTGCAATACAGAGTCGGAGAATAACTTGCCGCAGTCAGTAGCCCATGTACCATCTGAACCTAACTCATATGCCTTACCGAGTTGTTCATTAGCTGCATCTAGCACACTCACGGCTTCGCCAGTAGCACTTCCACTCAGTCCCGAAACAGAACGAATGATGTCACGGATATTCTTATTGTTAGCTTCATACTGGTTCTTAGCATTTAACTTGTCGATTTCATATTGACTGCCGTCAATTTGTAAACTCTGCAAAGTAAGAGACCGATATAACTCAGACATACGCTCTACGGCGCTTGCTAACTTCTCAGCTGCTTGTTGAGTTTTCTTGGCAGCCTGTTCTTGGGCTTTAGCCGCTTTCGCTGCTTCCTCATTTGCCTTATTGATAGCTTCGGTATTCGTTAATCCGCCATTAGCAAGGTCCTCTTTCGCTTTTGCAAGATTTTCATCGAGTTTCGCTTTCGCAGCATCCGCCTCTTCTTTTTGCTTTAAAGCCGCATCGATTCTAGCGCCTTCTTCTTTTGTAGCTAAGCGGTCATTCTTTACAAGTCCAAACCATGCGCTATCCTCAATCCAATACCGAGTATCATGACTATCCTCATAAGCCTGATTTATGCCATCAGTGGAATTCGTATTCTTGTGAATACGCTTCCCGTCAACATCTACACCCATATAAGAGCCAGATGTTTTTTCGTTGTAGCGAAAATCGAGTAATGCTTTCCCAGCAAGTCCAATTACCGTGGCTAATGTTACCCAAGGACCGGCTGCAGCAAGTGTGGCCAATCGCATAAATCCGAGTGCGCTGGTTAGCGACCTCATAACTACGATTACTGCACCTGCTTCTGCGCCGAATTTGACAATTCCGCCGATAGCTTCCTTCTGCTCAGCGGTCATCGACTCGAATTCTTTAGCAACGTCTAACACGCCATTTGCGTAGTCATTAAAAACAGGAACTAACTCATGGCCGATAGATACTGCAAGCCTTTTCCCTGTATTCTCTAAATCTTTTAATTCCCGATTTAGCTTTGCGGATTTAGCTGCAGTCTCATCGTCGATGATAAGCCCCATTGCTTTGGCACGTTCAGCTACCTTGTCCATCTGTTCAGCAGACATATTTAACATGGCATGCATCTGATAACCAGTGCGCCCGAAGAGTTCCATTTCAACACGGGTCTTTTCAGCCCCGTCCTTCATACCTCTTAGGCGTTCCTGTATCATCTTAAACACTTCAACGGTATTTTTACCTTGAATGTCTTCAAGTGTGTAGCCTAATTTACTAAATATATCAGTACTGAGTTTTCCCTCTGCCCGAGCGACTTCCATTTTCTCTTTAGCCGCTCCGACATTTTTTGAAAACTTAGCAAATGCGCCGGCGCTATCTTCCATAGCAATACCCATATAGTTGGACACTGCTAATAGTTCGCTGGTTTCTTTTGCCGTAGCACCGGTAATCCCGGATAGCTTCTTGACAGCTACATCCCACTGAATAGCCTCTTTGGCGAGTTTAGCACCGATGCCTACTACACCAACACCGGCACCTATCGCCATGAGGTCATTCTTCATTTTGCCTAGAGCGGATTTGGCGCCTTCGGCACTAGCTGTAATTTTCTTGAGCCCTGCTTCGGTATTCTTGTCGGTCAGCTGAACGACAATATCAATTAAATTATTGGCCATCCTTGTGCGCCACCTCCAATTCTTTAGCTTCTAATAATACAAGTAAGTCGATAAGGTGCGGTAGTGGTTCAATGCCGTAAGCCTTCGCCACCTCTAATACCGCCGGCATATCGAATCCTGCAATACCGCCTGAATGCCATCGTCGTTGCATACGACTAGCGTTGTATACTCGCATTGCTTGTCTCGTTCCATCTAATTGATGCGGGGAATTAAACTCACACTCCGAGCAGTCAAAATTCTGTTTAGTCTCACGTTGCATCTTGATACAATCAGAGCAGTATTTCGGTTTGTCGGAGTTGAGCCAACTCCACGCATCAATTAGTTTTTTTCGATTTCAGCCTTTTTTTCGTGCGTAAAGCGCATAGTGTCAAGCGCAACTTCCATAAGATCATTGTCTGGAGCTGCGTTGATTTCATCTTCAGTCAAGCCGTAGATGTGCTGCATAATCCATTGTGCTAGTTCACGAGAACGCAATAAGCGTTCTGTGTCCGGTGCTTCTTCCGGAACAGGGGTATACAATGGGTCTAAACCAGATTTAATTAATTCACCACGTTCAGCAAATGTTAAACCTCTTAATTTAATATCTTCAAATGCCATATGGGCACCTCCTAGTATTGTTCTTGATTATTAACTAATGTAATGATGGATGCGGAGCGACTAGCATCTGCACGATAGTATGCTTTAAACGGCAATTCAATATTGACGCCACGAGGGCCATCGATGCCTGGAGATTGTCGTTCATACACAAGTTCAGGCAATTTGAATGTAAGCGACCAGTCATCTTGTTCAAGTCGCAATTCCAAGCTGGATTCCGTACCGTTAACCGCTTTGTTCATGAGGTCCCTGTTCTGAAAGAATGCCTTAATCGTACCTGAAATAGCCGCAATGCCTGGGTCGATATAAGTACGGAAACCTTTGCCACCAATAGCATAAGAATCGCCATCCAAGCCAAAGTCAAAGTTGATGTCGCAACTCAAAATATTGGCCACGGTAACGCCACCTTCTTTAATGGTTGCGTTTAGGTTTTGGAATGGTAAGAAATTAACCGCTTTTGCTGCAGCGTCGAATGTAGTTGATGCCAAAGTTTCCTTACACCCCATCACATCAACGGATGCAGTCAATTCAGCATCACCACCGAATTTAAAGCCTAATTTACTGATTCGCACACCTGAAAATTGTTGGAATACGTTAACGTCAGGATACCCCTGTTCAATAGTTAGTGACGGCATCGTATTGCCGATTTTAAATACGTGCTCGGATTTCTTATTTGGCGCTTGGCCTGTTGTATTAGAAGTCGGTTGACCAAATGCAGCTTTTAGCCAATATCCGATGTCGATTACACCAACAGGTACGGTTAAACTACCGGACGTGTCGATGTTGCCACGGAATGGCGCTGCTGGATTGCGATCACCACGAATTACTGTGGAGTCGTTTAAGTTTTGGCTAGCTTTTACAGAACTAGAAATAATCGGAGTGATTACGCCACCTGTTGATGGTGTTGTACCAAAGTCCGATTCAAACGCAATCGCCACATGGGACTGAGAGCCCTGTGCACGTTTAGCTGTTGCCATATGCATTTCCTCCTTTAATATTCAATGTTCCCGCCGATTACATGCGGGATTTCTATAGTAGCTGTTAGACGACCGGTGAACACTGGGCGCCAATTCATACTATCGAGTTCGTAGTCAATGTCGATTACGGGGAACGCCGGATTCACCTTACAAATGCATTCAATGATTAACTGCCCTAGGTCATCCGATTCTAGCGCTCCATCGTATCGAATAATATTCTTAACACGAGTTGCACCTTCATGGACAATACCCCAAACGATTATTAATGAATATGTGTAGGTATCCGCAAGCCCCTCGCTTTTACTGCTTGGCAGTAATATGATGCAAGGGCAATCATCCTCAAGCGGAGCATCGACATCATCGTAGCCGACATACAGTTGCACCGGCTTTCCACATTTGTCATTACAAAATTTATTTAATCCTTCATCTGTCGATAAGGCTTCCGCCCATCGGTTCACTATACGTGACATGGGAATTGTTTGCTGTAACATTTAATATCACCTTACCTTATAGTTACGTCGAGATGCGGATTGTGCAGCTGGACCATAAATAGCGTAGTCGCCTATCTTATTTTCGATATAAGGTTTCAATTTAGGCTGTAACGCTGCTTTCATAGGTCCATAAGTATGACGTGGCTGAATTTTGAACATCGATTTACCCTTAGGCAATGGTACGCCTGCAGCAAATAACTTCTTGCGCATAGGCTCTGTAATTTGCTTAGTGTACCCTTCTTCGATTCGTTCACCTAACCGTTTAGCCGAATTAGATAACCACCCAACTCGGACAGATTGCTTGCCTTTGTCATATTGATACCCGACTGCATTCGATAGCTTACCTAGAGGACTGTATCCGATTGTCCTGGCGCTAATGCCCATATCAAGTAAGGCATTTCGCGATTTTGAGCCCCAGGCCTCTCGTTCAGCTCGTCCACCACTTTGGTATGCTTTGCGAAGTTTAGCACCAAATGCCGATTCAAATGCAGCACGTCGTGCCGGTGCCATGAAGTTAGGATACTTACGTCCGCCCGGTGCACCTGACCGAATGCCTTGCTTAATTTCCTTTTGCATCATCCAACCTGTTGACTTTAACGCTTTACGCATCCAGTCCGGTTTAGTCTCTGCAATGAAATTCAGATACGGAGTGGCTGTGTCTGTAATCGTAATTGGTTCATTACTCATTATGGTCTCACCGCCCTCACGTTATGGACAATTTCCAAACAATACATCGTGCCGTCAAAGTTTGAAACGTGATCAACGTACCATTTCTCGCCATTGATATACACTTCGTCTTTTGATCGTGGTTCAGGAACATCCTTAGCACGCACCCAAATTTGAGCCTTATCAGCTAGTGCCTTATCAACAAATCCGGAACCCTTGCCGTCATATTCGCCAATTTCTACACTTGCCTTTATGGGCTGACCTTTGTAAGTAATCTTTTCGCCGAATACAGATAGTAACGATTTATCATCATATTTCAGCATTAGTTTTACCTCATAAAAAGTAAAGCGCCCAAAAAGGGCGCTTTGTGATTATTTACGCAGTAGGTTGTAACAACATTACTGTCACAGTTTCCTGTGCTGCAGTTTTAGGTTCTACGGCCGCGCCAAGAACTTTACCACCAGTTTTTACTGCTTTATCTGTTAAGAATTGAACTAAATCACCAACAGCGTAAGTATCCGCTTTGTTAGCAGCTACTTTAAATACGCCTGTTACTTTTACAGCACCGACTTCACCTTTAGCAATATCAGTAAGTGCAACACCGTGGAGCTTACCAACTTCTACAATGTCTCCTACTTTAACTGCAGCAGTCGCAACGAAGTTGATGCGATCAGTATCCATTACGAATTGTGTCATCATATATGTTACCCCCTAATTATTTACCAGCATTTTTATAAAGACCGCGGAAGTCAATAGCGTCAACACCAACATCGAATGCTACTTTGTATTCAATGCCGTCAACATCAAAGCCTTGACGTGTTTCAAGACGTGGAGTTTCAACGCCATTCAAGTAAGTTACTTCAATAGTGTCATGTTGGTTTGCATCGGCTACCAAGTACCATGCATCTGGGTCAGTTAATTCTGCGTCTGCTACAACTACGAAACGACCTTTATAAGGGTTAACTACGCCAGAATTTGTGCCGTCCACTGCAGCTGTAGAGTTAACGATTTGATATGCAGTTACTTCCAATTCAGGTGGCACTACCAAATATTTAGGAGTAATATTCAAGTTAGCCGCATCAGTAATGCCTTTTTGACGACGCATAGCAGTAATTGCTTTCGCGATTGCCTTAAGAGACAACGCTTCGCCAGTTGTAGCAACATTACCATGTTTTGCATCAAACAAAGCTACATTGTCTTGCATTTTAACCGTACCAGTTAATTGAGCATACACCATTTTATTTACTAATCGTTTTGCAGCAGAGCCGTATTTTGTAGCAATTTTGGAGAATAGGCCCAAATCGTCGTTGATGATTGCTTGGCGAGTCAAGCTGAAGATTTTGCCGTATGTAGCAACTTTAGTACGAGCAGATGCTTCACCAAATACATCTTGTGGGAATTGGCCACCTTCTGGCACTAATTCGAGATTGCCTGCTTCAGACAATGCTACGCGTGCAGCTTCTTTGAAGTCGCGGTTAGATCCTTTACCTGCCCAAATTTGGAATGTAGTTTCAGCTTCGTTGAAGCCTGTCATTACAGATTTGTTAGCAAGATTGGACATGATTGCTGGGAATGTGGATGTAGAATTAATAGCTTGGCGAGCCAATTCCATGTTATCGCCAAAGTTAGCTTGCAAGCCTTCACGTTGTAAGGATTCACGAGCCAACTCAACCAAGGAGTGACCACGCAATTCATTAGCACCTGGTGCAGCATCAGCTACTGGAATACCAACAGCCATTAATACTGCGTCTTGTGCAGCGGCACGGAACTTATCGCTTTCAGCTTCGCCCATTGTTACAGACACGCCTTTATTACGCGCACGTAATTGGTCCATTACCATTGCACGAGCTTCGTCAACAGATACGCCCATAACGATTGCTTCGTCAGCGCCTTCTACATCGAAGTCACGGAACAATGCAGTAATTTCGGAAGTACGTTTACGCTCTTGCTCCATTGCTTTAGCAAGATCTGCTTGTGTGATACCAGCTTCAACTGGTTCTGTAGATTTTACATCTTCAGTTTTTAAGATTTCTTTTTCATCCATACTTTTTTCTTCCTCCTGTGTGTCAATACTTGTATGAATTTCTTCAGCACTTCGTCCTACCCCTACAGTTGGGTCGGCAGGAACAGATACAATGCTGATTTCTAATGGCTCCCAATCGGTTACTACATATGTGTCAGGTCCTTTGAATCTGCCATTGCTAGATACAGAATCTTTCTCATCAAGCACCTCATAGCGCTTAATGGAATACCCGACGCTTACCCCTTGTAGCGTACCGGACTGTACCTTTTGGAATATGGTGTCGGATTGTTCATCTTCATCAAAACGCACTAGTGCTTTTCCTCGATTGTCTTCAATCCAAGCCTTTTCAACGTGCCCCACGACCGCATCACGATCATGGTTAAACAACGCTGTACCTAAACCATTGTTAAAGCGCTCAAGGTTGATGCACTCTTCATCGTGGCAAAGGATTTCATCGCCGAACCAACGACCATATGGCGTTTCGGAAGAGAAAGACAATTCTACTGTCCGACTATCGGTATCGACATTGTCAATAGTAGATTCCCGGCAATAATTGCCTAGAATGCTACGCTTTTGATGTTCACTCATTACTAGCCATCAGCTCCTTCCTGTGTAGTGTCATCATCGCCCATCGTTAGCGGTTGCAACTCACTGGAATAATCTAGTAGAACCCCAAGCTCCTTAGCTCTGTCCTGTTCGAGTTTCCGTTGTTCAAGAACTTCTTCCCAGTCACGTCCAGATGATGCGCACACATCCTCTAAAGTTGTAAGACCGGATTTAATAGCCTCTTTATTGGCGTTAACTTCCTTAACAGGGTCAATCCATGACCACCCTGGAGCAAGCCAAGCTACCTCTTGGTATTTGTCCTTGTTCGCCAAGTAGTCAGAAGGTAATTCACCGGCTAAGTAAAGGGCATCAATAAAGGCTTTCCAAATCGGCATACAGAAGTGTGTGATTACAAATTTCTGCACTTGACGGAATGTCTTTTGGTCCTCTAACAAGTTTTGCCTTGCAGCTGAGAAATTCCCAGATATATTACGCGCTACGATGTCAGCGCTCATACCAAGACCGGACGCTACGCGTCTAGTCTGAGTTGCCGAATATTCGCTTGCAGTTCCTGCATTACGCTTAGGGTCTGCAAACTCAATTGATTCACCAGGACTTAAATGCCTAACCATGCCTGGCGCCATTGTAATGTTAGGTCTTCCTTTTTTATCGCGTGGTAATAATGCTGATTGTCGTGCTGAATTTTGCGAGGTTACAAAAACGCTAAAGCACGCTGCTACACGAGCCGCAATCAAGTCAGCATCCATGTATTCGTCGATATCGTGTATTCGTCGCAAAACTAAAGCCAATAAGCTTATGCCTCTAATCTGAGACGGTCGTTTCGGTTTAAATAACAAAAATGCTTGTTCGGTTGTTAGTCGAACTGTATCAAAAGTTCGTAAGCCCATCGGGTCAGTTTGACTCACATGGTAAGCTACAGGCCTGCCGTGTTCGGTAACCTCAACTCCATTGATGATGTTGTTCTTGCCATGTGTGATACTTACGGCACCAATATTCTCCGCTTCTATTAACTGGATGGACAATGGTAAGTATGTACCCTGTGAAGTCTTATTGACTAGAATTTCCCCATCGTACACCATGCGTCTTAACGCCATTTCTTGTAATTCATAAAAGCTAGAAATGCCCCTAATGTCTGCGTTTTCAGGTTCGGCCCATTTGGCCCAGGCTTTTTCGATTTTCTTGTTAAGTTCGTTATTTAATTTGCCATTACGATTTCGCACTTTTGCTTGAGGTACAATACCTGCGCCGATTACATTTCGTAACAACGCAATAACTGCTGATTCAGCTAAGTCGCTGTTCATCTCTGCCGCTCTTGCTCGTCCACGGATTATATCTCGCGAACCTGTTGCAAGTTGCTCGGCTGTACCATACGCAGGTTGCCAATCACTGCTTAACCTGTCCATAGATGCCGCATCATATTGACGTAGTGCATCACGATAGGCTTGGCGTTCATACGCACGTTGTGGGCTTACCCAACTGATTACTTTATCAATAATCTTCATCGTCCACCCCATGTTACGAATGCATCAGCTTGATATCCGTTAGACTCCTCATGCACTCGTTGCATTAGCGTTTGTTCACGTGCATAAAGTACTGGTAAGTCAATCGTCTTGAATCGTTTACCACCAATCTGTAACTCGGAATATCCTTTAGTTTCGATATCCTCGATGACTTGGCGCACACGTTCAAGTTGTTCATTTACATCGCTCATGGTTCACCTCCTATCTAAACCAATGGCCAGTATTCCCTATGCCTCCGCTGTAGTCCTCGTATGTTTGGACCTCTTCAGATTCCTCATAAGGTTCTGGCTCCATTAAATATTTAACGCCGGCAATATCTGCTACTGCTGCGTTGTAAGTACATGTATCAAGTAAATGGTTAACAGGATGACTAGTAAGTGGTTTCCACTGGACTGTTACCGCCCCTGTTTTTACATTTCGATGTTCCTGCTTTTCCTCTGACCTTAGATGGTCTGAGTACTCCTGCGGACAATCTTTGTATAAATGGATTGTGCCATCCTCGTTTATCGGTCTTACCATTCTCGCGAATATAAAGTCTTTCCAATAATCCGTATTTAGTACATACAATTTTAATCCACCAACAACACCTTTTTCTAATGATGTCATAGTGTACGGGGCCGTCATAGTCGTATGATTCGAGGAACCTTTAAGAGGTATACAGACTTCTGGGAACCTGGAACAGAATTGATATACTTCGTCTGTTCTAAAACCTGAATCGATACCAGCTTTCATCACCTGTCGAGCTTCGCCATACTCTGATGGATATTCTCTGTTAATGATGATTTCCTCTAAATCTTCCCATGTGCTTGCCTGTCCATAATCGATAAGATAGGATTTAACACCAGGTGCATACGCCCTTACTTCCCACCAGAAGTGATCAAGTTGTACGTCAACCGAAGCGATAAGCAATACTGCTTTATCCGGCACAACACCACACGGATAGTTAGATTGAGTAAATTCCAAATTTTGTGTGCTTTTAGTTTTAGAACTTTTCCAAGGTTCAGCTAGCCACGAATTGATGAAGTTCATTAATGTAGCTGGCGTGCCTTTGGAATTCTTAAACTCATAAGCAACGTCTCCGAATGTGACCCACGGCGAATATATCGACGATAAGTGATACGATACCGAGCGGACTTTACTTTGCGATTCGTTTACCGCTCTCCATTCACCACTTCTTAACATTTCCATTTTGTGCTTATCGTAAATACGTTCTCCGCAGTGTTCACATTCGTAGTACGCTGTATCACGTATCATGTCCGCATTATCGTTGTGTTCTTCCGGCCATTTTATCTGTTTAAACTTGAGGACCTGCTGCACCCCACAATGTGGGCACGGCACGTAATATTGTCGGCGCTCATTCGCACTCATGAACGCCTGCCAAATATTACCCGACTCGACCGTAGGAGTAGACACCATCACGATTTTTTTATCGACGAACGTTTTTGTACGTTCCGTCGCCAGTTTGATTGGGTCTGCCTCCTTACCTGCAAATGCTGGGTATTTGTCAATTTCATCAAAGAATAGATATTTGATTGATCGACTCGAAAGGCTACTTGGAGAGTTCGCGCCCACAAGCACCATGTAATTGCCGTTGTTGAAATCTAACTCCAGCAATTTACTATTCTCGTCAAACTTATCCTTAATAGATTTAACTGATTTAATCATAGGCTGCACACGCTTATCACTAGCGAACTTAGCGATGGTATCTGTTGGATACACCATCATGGTAGGGGAGGATGTTTGGTCTAGTGCATACCCTATCATGTTAAGTTCTGTTTCTGTCTTACCTAACTGTGCGCCAAAGCAAAGGACTATCTTTTCAATGAGTGGATCAGTAAATCTATCCATAGGCTCTTTGAGATAAGGCGTTCGATTAGTACGCCACCTGCCTGGTTCGGCAGATACACTCGTTAGCACTCTGAAGTTATCCGCCCATTCCGAAACCGAATATCGTTCTGGGGGTTTGAACGCTTCAAGTTCTTCAGGGAACCAATCAACCTTTGCCCTTTGCTTTTCGACTGACTTTGATTTCCGGCGTGTACTCACCTTTACGCGCGTAGCTTTCGAGGTAGTCTTCGACAACGTCATTCACCACCTTTTCTACATTCGCCCGTTCCTCTGGATCCGTGAATTCACTTGCAATTCGTTTCGCCAATTTAATAAATGACGATTTCAATTCAAGTACTCGCCCAGACCATTCCTTAGCAACATCTGCACGAGATATGTATTCACCCTCTAATATCTCAAGAAGTTTTTTTTCACGTGCTGCTTTAGACTCTTTTAAGTCAGCTTCAGCAACTAACTTTCGAGTGGCTGCAGATTGGTCTTTTGCTTTATCACCTTTTGCATGTCCAAGATACGCAAGCACTTCTCTAAGATTCCACCACCCTGTGGCAGCTTTCGGCATCCCTGATTTATGATGCCTGGAAATAATTTCAGGGGTTACTCGTAGAAGGTCACAAAGCTGAGCACTTGATACGAGTAAATCGCCTGCGGTATTGAATTTGACTCTCGGTTTTGCGTCGGCCATTGACGACCTCCTTTCTGTCTCTTGACACTCAACTTTCAACAGGAAAATTTCTCCTACACAGAGACAAATATCGCGCGGAGCCGACCAGCGGCGGTTTTTGTGCTAGGGAGTACCTTTTCCCAATTCTTAAATTCTCATTTAGAATTGGTATTGATAATTATAACTTGGAAAAAACCTGAAGCGGGCGCTCCAATATTATTTCAATACTCCTTTATTCTGTTTAAACTTACCGCGGTCTTTATGAACCTTCGCCGTTTTAGTTTTGATTAAAGAATGTGAGGGTGCATACGATTTACACATATGATCAATATGAATGCCGTTCGCTTTACACCAACCCTTAACATTGTTTAAGCATCTTCGTTTCTCACAATACACATCAGTCAATCGTATTCACCTCGCCTCCTTAAATTTGCATATAAAAAGACCACCTAACCGTTATAGATTAAGTGGTCTTTTCGTTGTACGCCGAATAGGCATGACTAAACCCCCAGTTAAACTGGGGGTCGGTA